AAGCCTACCAAACTCACACCGACTGGTAAAGCAGTCATTGATGAGACAGTTCTCAAAGAGATAGGAACAGAAGAGGCATTAGTATTTCTAAATATTCTGATCATACAGAAGAAGTTAGGAATGTTATCCCAAGGAACTAATGCTTGGTTAAAGTTGGTCAAGGATGGCAGACTTCACCACTCTTGCTTTATCGGTGCGGTGACTCACCGAATGGCACATTCACATCCAAACCTGGCACAAGTCAGTAGTGATGCGGATTGTCGTGAATTATTTGTCACTAAACCAGACTGGAAACTAATCGACAGTGATCTAGCTGGTATCGAGCTTAGACTATTTGCACACTACCTCCACAGATATGATGGTGGAAGGTATGCAAAAATCTTACTCGAAGAAGACATACACCAAGTTAATGCAGACAAAATCGGGATCTCTCGCAGACAAGTTAAGACAATTACATATTGCTTCTTGTATGGAGGTGGCAACCAGAAGCTTGGACTCTCTTATGACAACATGTTATCCCCAGAAGCTGCCAAGAAGAAGGGGGCAGAGATTAGGAGAGCTTATCTGGATGCTGTTGAAGGTCTTGAAGATTTGGTTGAAGCTACTCGTAGAGTTGCTGAAAGAGGTAGCATACGTGCTATTGACAAACGCCCGATCATTGTGGACAAGGAACACAAAGCCTTGAACTGTCTTTTGCAGGGATCAGCAGCAGTCATCGCAAAGCGGTGGCTACTACTAACACATCAGAATCTAGGTCATTTGACCCATGAGCGTTATGCTTTTGTCCATGATGAGCAAGTGTTAGGAGCACCCGTAGAAAATGCGGAGCAAATTGCTGATGTATGCAAACTATCTGCCCTATTAGCTGGTGAATACTACAACATACGACTGCCGATTGAAGCTGATGCTCACATTGGTAACAACTGGCACGAGGTACACTAATGCTATTAATTGACTCTGATTTCCTAGCTTACAAGGCTGCACAAGCCTGTGAGATCGGTATAGATTTTGGAAACGATGTCATCATTTCTCAGTCACAGTTCAGTGACGTTCTCAGAGTATTTGAGAATGAGTTGGACAAAGTAACTAAGGCTATGATGAACGATGATTTCATACTATACTTTTCAAGCACTAAGAATTTTAGGAAGAAAATTTTTCCCGATTACAAGGGACATCGAAACAAGCGTAAGCCCCTTGGCTATAGACGTTTGATAAATCACTGTAAAGAACACTACAAGTATTGTATTCGTCCTGATCTTGAAGCAGATGATGCCATTGGTATTGATGCAACAAAGTTCAGCGACCCCGCAAACATTGTAGTTAGTCCTGACAAGGACATGAAACAGATACCAAGTAACTTATGGAATCTAACTGACGATGTAGTAGAAATTACTGTCGAAGATGGAGACCGTTGGCACCTAGTTCAGACACTTTCTGGAGACCCTACAGATGGGTACTCTGGTTGCCCTGGAATAGGAGTCAAGCGAGCAACAGAATTACTTGACAAAAATGAAAACCAATGGGAGGCTGTCACCAAAGCCTTCCGAGATAGAGGGTTATCAGACGATGACGCTTTACTCAACGCACGTCTAGCCAAGATCTTACGGCAAGAAGACTACGACCACACAAACTCACAACCAATTCTTTGGAATCCCACATGTTAAACGATTTGTTTCCACACCCTTTGATAGCTAGAACTGGTAGAATTGATAGCTGGATCAAGAATCCAGAAGGACGTTTACCTGTCAGCTGTACAGTATTTGTAGTTGAAGACAGTATCGAGGGTGATAATGGAATAGAAGCAAGCTGGCGTTTCGTCAGTCATGCTTTAAGATATGGAGCAGGTGTTGCAGTACACCTCTCTAAGATTAGACCTAACGGTCACACTAATGAGAAAGGGCTAGTAGCTAGTGGCCCTGTATCATTTGGTAAAGTATACTCTGCACTCAACGAAACTATACGTAGAGGTGGAGTCTATAAAAATGGAGCATGCGTCTTGCATCTAGACCTAGATCATGCTGACATACTAGAATTTATAACCACACCAAGGAGTGAACTACCTTGGGTCAAGAGGTGTGTAGATCTCACCGAAGAAATGTGGAAGAACACACCGTACAAACAGGAATTACTAGATGGAATAAAATCTGGTGACATCTGGCTTAATAAAATCAAACACCAACATGGAGAAAGAATCTACTCAAATGTCTGTCTTGAAGTTTACTTGCCCTCACGAGGCACGTGCTTGTTACAGCATGTCAATCTCGCTGCCTGTACTATCGGAAACATACAAGAGGGTTTCGTTACAGCTATGTCCGAATTGTGTGATCTCCATGCACGGACAGGTGTTGGAGAATCTGGAGAATACCTTGCCCCATCACTTGACAGACAAGTGGGGCTTGGGATGCTCGGTCTTGCGAACCTCCTCAGAAGATACGGAGTAACGTATGCTGAACTGGGTGACTCATTAGAAAGACTTAACAGCGGGTTAACACCTCAAGAAGGAGAAGCTGCAAAGATAGCGTTTGGATTAAAGCGTGGTATCATAGCAGCCTCAGACGTAGCACATGCACATGGTATGGATAGAGCATTTGCAATAGCACCTACCGCATCATGTAGCTACAACTCAAAAGATCTCGATGGGTTTACTGCCTGTCCTGAGATCGCACCACCTATAGCTCGAAGCGTAGACCGTGATAGCGGTACGTTTGGAGTAACATCTTACGATTATGGCGATGTGGAGATCGCCTCAGAGGTTGGCTGGGACGCATACAAGCGTGTAGCAGACGGCATTATGACAATGCTCCAAAAGACTGGACTACTACACGGATACTCATTCAACTCATGGTCAGATGTTGTTACCTATGATGAAGCGTTTATTCAACAGTGGTTAGATAGTCCTCAAACATCTTTATACTACTCGCTTCAAGTCATGGGAGACACTCAAGATAAATCAAGTGCATACGCTGCACTCGATGAAGAGGATGTTGACACTTACTTGAACGGTATACTCGAACCAATTAAGTGCATAGGTTGTGAAGAATGAACCCTTATGATAAGTTATTACACAGGAAAAGAAAGTGGACTCCCGTTAAACCGACAGCGGGAGCCCTCCTTGACGGTAGTGAAGAAGCCATCTACCGTGCTTTGGCAATACGCCATATGGAGCTACCAGTTGGTACCTTCATTACGGAAACCCTTAGCAAAGAGGTTCCCGAAATTGCTAGAACACTTCTCGAATCCAACGTAAAGGATGAGGAGAGACATGATCTTGCTCTAGGATACGTGGCAGAAGTCCACGGACTAGACGAGAAGGCAGAGAAAGAGGCGAAGCTACTACGTGATGCGTGGATAGCTCACCCTGACCATACAATACTAAAAGCATTGGTAGCAGAACGTGCAATATTCTTTGTTATCTTACCTTTCAATCGCTTTTGTGGCGATGCTGCTCTTAGGACAGTATCGGCTGACATCTCCAGAGATGAACAGATCCACGTGGCTTGCAATAGTCTCGTATGTTCTGATATGGGGTTACGCCCTAGTAGTTCTCTGGATAAACTTAGGAAAGCTACAATTAATTGGATTTTTGAACCACTTAGTTCTACTGCAGAGCATAAATATTTGAACAGAAAATTTTGGACTGATTCTAGTGATCGTCTAATGTATGAGGGTAAAGCACCCGAACTTTCTGACACTAAGCGAGCTCGTATGCCCGCATTTTTTGAACATGCAAACACCAACCTACCACAGTACTCTTGACTGGGGACGTATCGAGAAGATCGTTGATGAACTCGACCAGCAGTTTCCAGACAGGTTTCCAGACCACAACCTATCAGAGAAAGCAATATCCTATAGGGCTGGTCAATTATCTATTATAAGATTACTTAAAAATAAATTAAAACACGGAGAATAACTATGTGTCTACCTGGATTATTTGGAGGAGGCAGTCGAACTCCACCCCCACCACCAATCCCAGCCCCACCAACAACTCCACCACCCCCACAGCAACCACAACAAGCTCCAGTAACCCCACCTGATGCTCCAACTCCAACTCCAGTTTCGGAAGATGAGACAAAGAGAAAGGCTAAGGTAAGAGCTAAGAAGAGACCACAGAAAGGTAGAGGTCAGCAAGGTACACAATCCTTACAGACTCCGAAGCCACAATCTGGAGGACTTCAAGGGCCAACAACACCACAAGGAACTAACACTGGTACAAATACTCCATGAAGAACGCACGGCAACGCTACCAAGAGTTAGCGAGTCACCGTGAACAATTCTTAAATGTTGCTTACCAATGTGCAGAGTTAACTATCCCCACGTTACTAATGAGAAACGAGGGAGATACATTATACAATGACTTTGTAACACCTTGGCAATCAGTCGGAGCGAAGGGAGTAACCACGCTGAGTTCAAAGCTCATGCTAGGTCTGCTCCCTCCCTCGACCAGTTTCTTTAAACTACAATTAGACGATTCAAAGTTAGGTGTAGATATACCTACAGAAGCAAAGAGTGAATTAGACTTATCCTTTGCAAAGATAGAACGTATGATAATGGAGAGCATTGCTGCCTCCACAGATAGAGTACAGATCTTTGCTGCATTAAAGCATCTCGTTGTCGCTGGCAACGCTTTGTTGTTTATGGGTAAAGATGGTATGAAAGT